AACGAATGACTATTAAGCATTCAAGAAGAAGTTGGTGACAAGTTATCAGAGAAAAACTCCACCGGGCATTCACCCGGTATGAAAACAATGATTTTATCATATATCCAACTTTCGTGAATGCGGTGTAGAGAGTCGACACTACTCTCCCCTCATCGCCACCCGATGAGGTCTACTTATAAAAAGTAGTAAATATAAAATGTGTCTAAATGCGAATCCAGGTACCAGGATACACAAATTGTGGTTGAAACCCACGGAAACGAACCAACTTAAAATCGTCCCCAGCCGAAACTGCGAGGCGATGATATGAAAGATCATCAGAGAAATCAACCTCATAAGAAATCATGGGCGAATCTTTCATGATCAAGTTCGATTGAATGTAACGGAAACTAGAATAACTAGGAATCCGAATTTCATGAATGGGGTTAACGAATGGGTTAAAAATCTCACGACCACTCTCATATGCCGTCTCATTGGCAATGAGCTGTCCGTACGTGATCGTAGAACCGGTAGTGATCTTCGCAACCATACCAGCGGAGGGGGTTACTAGTTCAGAGACTGGACCATACCCAAGGCTTGCAACAGAACGACCACCACCAGTGATGGAGCACATCCACACTGTGGAACCAGCAACACCAACATGACAGTCGATCAGACGAGCCATGAGCGTCTGGCGAACTGCATTCGCAGGTCCAGACCCAGATCCCAAAAATTTCGGAACAGACCAAGGCCCATCAGGTGTAAAACCTGCAAGTGGTGGGTAGATCGGGAAGTATGCGGCCGCTGGACCTGGACGCACCACACCACTACCATTCTCCGGGGGTCGGAGAATATAAACCACAGCAGGGCGAGACAAAATGTCATGTAAATTGTCAAATTTCTCACCAATGTAGAGCTGCTCGTCACCTTGCAATTGATACGAGGTGGAAGAATCTCCGTAGCACATCTGTGCAAATTCGAAGTCATCACCGACCGAAATCTGCATCATGATGCGCACACTTGAAGTGCTGGCTGGACTGTTGAGTGGTGTAAAAACCTTCAAACTGAGATTACCATTGTGCACACCTGCCACCGTTGGGTAACGATCAGGTGTGCTAGTAGAAGTAATTGCGGTATAACCCTTATCAGCCCAATCATAACCAATAAGAGTACGAAACCATGCCCGGTAGTTGTCATGGGGGACAATAAACTCACAGGTGTCACTCTCGCGAATGTTCCACAAATGAGTTTTTGTACTTGTGGGGGTACCATCGGCGCCAAGAATGGATGCACCGGAAACATAAGCCCCAATCGGATCCCAAAAGATCCGAATCGTACCAGCATGGTGTGGTGAACTGAATACCTTGAAAGTGAATTTCAAAGAGCCCCGCCAATAATTGAAGTATCTGGAGAAGACTGCCAACGGGTGTGTGAAAGCCACACTTTTTGTCGTATCAGTATCACGAATACCCGGGTTGACACCATAAGATGCCAAGCGGGTGCCTTCGATATGGGTCTGATCCCAATCAAACCAATGGATGATGGGATTAACCTTGAGAAGGGTCATGAGATCATCTGTTGTGGGCAGATAAACCCCAGGAGTCAACTCTGCCCGGTTGAGGGCAATATCAGCCGTTGTCCGCTTCGCTTTCGCAAGGTTTTGTTTCGAATGAATCGTTACATCACCCTGCAACGTGTAAGCAGTTGCGCCGTGGAGTTCAACATCCTCCATCCACGCAAATACGCGGATACCAATGGACGTGGTACCACCAGTGGCTAGTTGAGGAGCCAGAATCGGGATAATGTGGTAAGCGTGACGCAGACCAACAGGACCATTTGCGACATTCAACCGTACCCATTCAGTTGGCATCAGGATCGGTGCCTTCAATTCAGCATCAATGTTGCGTGCGAAATCAACGATAGCTGATTGCTTTTGACTATGGTAAGTGATGACAGAAGAACCGTAATCAGCAATGCGTGGGTCAGGATCTTCACCTGGAGCCACGTTAACCAGCAAGCCACCATAGGCGAATGAAGAACCGTCAACTTGGACTTTCAAGCAGAGTGTCCCGCGAATAAATGCATAATTCTGGAGTTTATGCCTAATTTCGGGGTTGAGCAACCAGAGAGCAAGGGCGTTACCTTCAAACGCAGTATTACTACTACTGTTAAGTGTATCGATTTGAATCACCACAGGGCGCTTCAAAAATGACTTAATATCAGTGTCAAATTCAGGTGTACGGACTACATTTCGCCCATACTTGGATGTTTCACCATTGACTTGGTCAGAGGTGTTCATAACTGTGGACACTTGAGAGGGTTTGTTTTGAGAGGTGTACTCCTCGTGTGTTTCATAATGATCGGCGGTCTTATTTGAATCGCGCATCTTCGTGACCATTCCGATGCGTGAGATCTTGACTTTGGACTTCAGCTTGTCCATCCCTTGATAAGGATTTTGAGGAGCGCTCGTGCAGATTTCATGCACAACTCCACTCTCTTGCAGGATGTCAATCTTCCCTTGCAAGCAGTAACTAGTTGTGCTGGTGCCTGTG